AGATAATCAGCCTCCTAATTCTTCAGGATGGCTTAGCTTGCCTCTTGACTATAATGAACTATACGTTTTTAGTTTAGCTGATTTTACTACCAACACAAATCCTCCTTACGGTGATCCAGAGGGAGATACATTTGAGTCAATAATAGTAAAATCACTTCCTCTCCAAGGAGTCTTAAGTAATAACGGATCTGCTGTTTTAGTTGATCAAGATATATCGGCAATGGCATTATCAGGTGGACTTTTAAGTTATCAATCAGATGCATCAGATACTGATGGTTATTCTGATTCTAGTATGACATTCTTAGTTTCAGATGAGGGATCTAACTCTTATTCATATGTACCTTACGCAGTAACGTTTAATGTTTCTTACGATGAAAGTTCAGAAAACAATGGACCCACAACTGTTGGTGATGCGGAAGTTTATTTAACAATAGGTGACTCTTTTACTTTTACTAGAAATAGTCTAACTAACCAGCTTGAGCCTCCTTATCTAGATCCGGAAGGAGATATTGCAGAAAATTTACTAATAGAAGAAGTCCCTGTTTACGGGGAAATAAAACTCAATGGAGTTCTTGTAGTTAATAATCAAATAGTATCTTTTACAGATATAGATTCTGGTCTTTTAATATACACTAATAACTCAGAACCAATAAGCGGAGACATAGAAGGTTTTAAATTTAAAATTTCTGACGTAGGATCAGGAGAATACACAGGATAATATATGGCTAATTTTAATTTTAATATATCTAGTTCTTTGTTTTCAGTATCTTTAGAAAACAACACCGAAACAGATTGTTCATCTACCTATCAGTATAAGGTGACTTCTCAATCAGGAAATAACATATCTCTAAAAGTTGGAGGTGTTGGCCAATATCCGCTAAACATGTATTACACTGTTTTAGGGGTTGATACTCAATTTACAAATAACTCAACAATATCTTTAACTTATGGGTTAGATTTATATATATCTTTCTCAATAGGAAACTCAGGTAGTCCTGGTGTTTTTCATGAAGTTGACATACAAGTTATTGACAACACTACTGCGGAGTCTTATAATCAATTTGATGCTAGTGTAACAAGATTAAATGATAATGCTTCTTGTGAAGCGGTAGGTGCTCCTGCAACTACTTACGACGAACTAATTGATACTCCTGGAGATAAAATAGGTCATTCTTTAAAAATAATAAGAGTTAGTGCCGATGAAACAAAACATGAATACGTTGATTTTGAAGTATTTGAAGATGATTACGAGTCTTCAGGACTAGAAGCTATTGATGAAGGCAATGGAATAGGTTGGAGGCTTATTGGAAAAGATCCTACACAATCAGCATCTATTGGTAGTAATGCTGTTGATTTCGGTAATTTCGCATCTAATGCACTTCAAGGGGCTTCTGGAGCATACTCTTTTAACCACGGTGAAGATAATATAGCAAGTGTTTATGGAGCAGTAACTATTGGAGCAGGATTAATTAACAGTGGATATCTATCAACAGTAATAGGTTATTTAAACTCAAACTCAACTTACTCTAGTTTAGTTAGCGGTTACAACAATTCAATATCAGGAGGTAACAACAGAGGTTATCATTTTAATTCTGGAAGAGGTAATGTTATGGCAAATGGATTTGCTAACACTTTACTAGGATCTTCTTTAAAACTAACAAACGGGGTAGGCGTGTTAGTAATAGGGCATGCTAACGAAGAAGTTACTGCTGTAAACAATACTACAGATGCTGACAATCCATTATTCATAATAGGTAACGGAACACATAGTATTAATGCGGCAGGAGATTGGACAACAGCAACAACAAGAAGTAATGCTTTAATAGTAAAACACAGTGGTAAATTTCAAATTCCTAGTTACGGATCAGGAACTGTTACTGGTATTGCTGTAAAGTTAATTTCAGTAGATGTTGACGGCAATCTAATAGAATCTAATTTACCAAGTGAAGAAAATGTATTAGGAACTACCGGTGAATTACTAACTACGACAGGTGCAACTAATGTTAGTCTTTTAGTTTCATCAGTATTTATAAGATTAACTGGAGATTCAGTAATAACTTTTACAGACACTCCTGCTGTCGGAAATTCAATAGTTAGAAATTATAGAATACAAAGCTCTACTACTCAGACTTTTGGTGTTGCAAACAGCACTGCTGAGTTTGGAGAATATGTACCAGATGGTACAATTACGCAAGCAACAGTAGAGGTTTCTAATTTTATTAACGAAGGATTAAAAATTGCAGTTTTCTTTTCACAACCTAATTAATATAAAATGTTAGCTATAAAAATAACTCAAGAAATAAAAGATAAAAACAAAAGGTATAATTTGCCATTTGTAAAAGATAACGCTATTGGTAAGATTGTTAAAACATCATTGCCAAATAAATTCTATGTTAAATTTCCAGTCAGTGGAGGATACAGAAATAGAAAGGACTTGCATATTGAAGATGGTTTTAAAACTATTTCAACTCCAACATTTGATACAGAAACTCACAAGCTAGGAAATATTATTTTAGAAGTAGATAATGATTTTATTTACAATACGATAGCACTTACGGAGAAAGAGATCGCGAATAATATTAAAACCAAACAAGATCAACCAATACAAGAAGAGTTTGAGAACTATTTAAAACGCAGAGAAGATGGTGTAAATGCATATTTAAGATTATCAGCAGAATTAAGAGTGATGAAAATTACAGGTGTTATAGATGAAACGAGACATATCTCTATTGATAATGCACTAATTCCGGTTAGGGAAGAAATGATAAATGGTCAATGGATTTCTGGGCGTCAAAAACTTATAGATATAGAGCCATCTATAATTGGTGTAAACTTTTATTCCAAATTATTAAGCATTATAACAGAATATATAGATCTAGATTACTAGGTATAAATACAATTAAAATATGAGCAATAGAAGAGCTTTATTATATATCGGTAATCAAGCTTCTTTGGTTGATCGAAACACCTATATTGGTAATGTTGGATCCACTTCTATTACAAGTGCTTTAGATTTCGCTACGCTTAGTGGAGAATTAGAAGAGGCGGATGTTATTGGTTTTGTTATAAATTCAGATAACAGTGTTTCTTTTAGGATTGAAAAAAATTATTCTTTAAAAGCTGCAAACGCATTTAATGATGATGATGATATTACGTATTTTATTGATAAAGACGGGTTTAATTTATCAGGTAATTATTTTGGAAAGGCAGACTTTATAACTCACGCTTATTTTCCTTCCGCATTAGAAATAGGTAATCAATTTGCTTTCAATGATAATACTAGACTAACTCATGTTAATTTTGAAAGCGTAACAATTGCTAGTAATAGATTCTTGCTATCTGATGCAGAAAATTTAAGAGTCTTAAAATTGAGCTCTTTAACTAGCATTACAAACAATGGTTCTCAAGGTGTTTTTAGCGAATTAAGAGCTTTAGAGGTTTTGTATATACCTTTGTTGACTACTTTTAGCGATGAGGAATTGAAAGGGTCTTATATAAGAAACGTGCAAAGATACCCCACCTTTTTTAAGGCTGGTGTAAATGCTACCAATCCTATATGTTATTATAATTCAGCTTTAGGTGCTATGGATAGAAAAGCATTTATACGAATAGTAGGTATATATTCTATTGGAGACATTCACACAATAAACGGCTTAACCTACACTGCGGTTACTTCGCCTAGTGATGAGTCTGAATTTGATGGTTCTAGTGAGGATTTTGCAAACAAAATTATTAACGACACAAGAACAGGTGATGTTAATGTTTCTCTTTCTTATTATCGTGATGGAGATAATATAACTTTTTTATGCGAAACTATTGGAGCAATAGGTAATACAATCACCGCATCATCTGATCCAGGAAATGGAAGACCCACTACCTGGAGCACACCTACATTTATAGGAGGAACAGATGTTCATGTTGTTATGATGGAAGTTAGGGATTTTGGTGGAGCAACTTTAGTGGAGGTTTCAACGCCTATTACAGTTAATGCACCAAGTAATTTAAGTTATGTTAATTTTAACGTAAATTCAGTAGACTTAGTTTTTACAGAACCTTTAGCAAACGCGAACGGAACAATTGGTTTTGAAGTCTGGATTAATGATGGAACAGTTTATCGAAAACAATTTGAATATTCAGAAATAACCGTAGTAGGAAATACAGTTGATTTAACAGAAATAATAGACGACGTAGGTACAGCTAATAATTCAAAAGTTAAAATCAGAACAATAGACGGGCATCAAAATGTTAGCGCTTTTAGTAATGAAGTAGAATTAATAACATAATAAAAATACAAGTTACGGTTTTTCCATAATAAAGTTTACAGTTATCGTTAAATTTATAAAGCTTTAGCTATAATGAATAATAAATAATTTTTAATCAATGCACTACATTTGCAAAGTCAAACACTATTAAAACATGAAGTCATTAACATTCTTTTTTTCAAAAATGAATATGGGTAAATTATTACTTTTATCATTAAGCCCAGTATTTATACTATTAGTAACTATGAAAACAGCTCTATTAGCTTTATCTATAATTATCTTTATTGATCTTCTTACTGGAATAAGAAAATCTCATTATGCAGCAGGTGTTAAGTTTAGACCATGGAGGGCAAGTTTTTGGCAAATAATAACTTCTAAGCAATTAAGAAGTACATGGAAAAAAGGAACTGAATACGTAATAGGTATCCTAGCTTTTGCTTTGCTAGACAGCATGGTTTTTGGCACTACGGCAATAGAACTTCTTGGCAATACATACTCAATAGCAGAGATAGCCGTAGCAGTAGCTTGTCTTGTAGAAATATACAGTATATACGAAAACATGGAAGCAGTTAGTGGTAATAATTTATTCAAAAGTGTTCTTAAATTATTTCCTCAAAGAGTTAAATCTATTTTTAAAAGAAGCAAGAGTGTTTAAATTAAAAGTAACAAGATTCTCAGAAAATGAGAAACAAAGCTTAAGTAACTTCACCGTGTTTGACGAATACGAATGTGATGTTTTGTCTGGGTATATTTTAGAGCTACCATACAGAAACAATGAAACTGGAGTATCAAGAATAAATGAAGGTGAGTATAATTGTGTGAAAAGAAATTCTCCTAAATATGGTGATCATTTCCACGTATTAGATGTGTTTGACAGACTTTACATCTTAATACATGTTGGAAATTATTACAAGAACACCAGAGGGTGTCTTTTGCCGGGGGATAATTTAATTGATATTGATGGAGACGGAATGAAAGATGTGACAAATAGTGGTGATACTATGGGTCTATTGAATAAAATTCTTCCAAACAATTTCAAACTTATAGTTGAAAATAAAATAAAATAAACATGAAAATAGACTTTAAAACTATTATAATTTTAATGCTAGCTTTGTTTCTGTTTAAGCAAATATTTTTTAATTCAGAAAATCCAACAAAAGACATCACTGTTGTTGTTCGAAGTAAGGTTGGGGAAGTACAAGAAACCTTAAAAGATTCTGTATCTGTAGATACGGTATACATAGAAATAGATGTTCCAGGAGAAATTCTTCCTGCTAGAACTAAAGTAATAGTTGATTCACTGTACAGGGCTAAATATAAGGATGCAGTCAAGAGAAATGATTCATTGGCTGCAGAAAATTTATTCCTAGAAAGTATAACTATAAATAGTTACAAAAAAACTATTGTAGATGATGACGATATAAGAATAGATGGAGAGTTTACCACAAGAGGAGAATTAATAGATTACTCAATTAAATACGAAATTAAAGAGGATTCAATATCGTACACTCCAAAGACTGTAATAGCTTATCCAAGTCTATCTCTAGTTTACGGCATAGGCGTTACTGTTCCTACTAATGCTGTAAATAATCAGCCAATGGCAATAAGAGCTAATGCTGGACTTCAATTTAAGAACGGATCCATTATATCTTTAGGAATAGATACTCAAAAAAATATTAGCATAGGATACTCAAAAACCCTTAAAGTTTTTAAATAGCTCACTACTTTAGCTATAATACCTATTGGCATTAAGAGCCGTAATATCATACTTTTGTTACAGGAGAATTAATAAACTAATATTTAGTATGGAAGAATTAAATTTAGGTGATTTAGATTTTGATACGGACAACATTCAGTTATTTGAAGAAGGAGTTGACATCAAACCTATTGAGCCAAAAAAAGAAGGAGAAGCCTCTCCTGGATCTACGGATGAAAAAAAAGGCAATGAACAAAATACTGATGGTGATGACAAAGTGGACGCGGATGGAAATCCAATCCCACCTAGTCAAGAGAGCGTAGCTAGTCAGGGTAAAGAAAATAATCAAGTTCAGGCAGGTAAAACTGCTGATGGAAAAGAAGGCAGCGATTCTTCCTCTCCTAAACTGAATGAGACTGAACAGCTTTATTCGAACTTAGCTGCCGAATTTCAATCCAAAGGTGTTTTACCTGGACTTGATGTATCTAAAGTAAAATCCTTAAAGGATATAGAAGATGCAATTAAAAGTAAAATAGATTCTGGTCTTACAGAAAGACAGAGATTTATTGAAGATGCTCAAAAATCTGGAGCACCAGTTACAGAAGTAGTTGCAAAAACAGAAACAATCAGTAAGTTAAAAGGAGTGACTCCTCAGTATCTTGGTGATGACAGGAATATTGAGTTTAGACGTACTGCTATTGTGCAGGATGCTTTAACTAAAGGATATTCTGAAGAAAGAGCAACAGTAATGGCTCAGAGAAGTATTGATGCTGGTACAGATATTGAAGACGCACAGTTTGCGTTAGATGGTTTGATTGCGGCAGAGGAGATTTCTCTAGAAGGCATTATTAATGACGCAAAGAATAAAGAGCAAAAAAGTCTTGATGATGTCAAGTCTTATATTGCTAAAACACCAGAAGTTATTCCAGGCATAATTTTGAATGATTCCCAAAAGGATGAGTTATATGCCCAAATTACTACTGATCTAGGTAACAAAGATAATGCATTTATGCAGGCTCAAAAAGCTGATCCAGTTGGATCCAGAATTAAATTAGAGGCTTTGTTTTACCTAACTAAAGGTCTTAGTGACTTTAGTGTTTTCGGAACAAGAGCTGAAAGCAAGATCACTAACAACATAGAGAATTTATTAAGAGGTGCTAATTTCACTGACGAAGGATCTGTCAATACTAATGTAGTTGATGGTAATTCTAATTTTAAGTTATCAGATCTGAGTAATTTAACGATAGAGTAAACAATTAACAGAAGTGCACCAAAAAAAAATAGCGTGTACGCAAAACAAGAACAATTATGCAATTAGGCAGATTTCAGGTAACTGATGCAAAAGCTTTTGCTGGTATGATTAATCCTGAGAACACTTTAGGTGCTATCTGGAAAACATCTCCAACAAAAATTAATGAAGCTATGATCAAATTGTTAGCAATCAACAGAGGTAAGTCTCTTGAGAATATGTTAGCTAAATTTGAAACAAAGATAGTAGATAACGATAATGAGTTTTATTGGGAACTTATTGGAAGTTCACGTAGAAACATTCCATTAGCTGAAGCTTCTTATAGAGGTGCGACTGTTACTGATAGTGACAACAATATTGGTGAAGGTGGAGCTGAGTTTGAATTAACATTTGATGAGCAATGGTTCTTCAAAGGTGAGATCATTGTTGGTGAGAAAAATGAGGTTTATCCAATTAGAGTATTAGATGATGGATATCCATCAGGATCTCAATGGGTTAACACATGTGAGATTGCTGGTTCAGATAGATCAGGTATTCCTGGTTCTGAGTTAGTATCGGGTAAAAGATTTACTGAGGAGTTTGCTCCAGTAGGTAAAGGTTTATCTAGAGAAGTAGGTGGTATTCGTAGAGTAACTCCTGTCGCTATGAGAGGTGAATTGACTACTATTCGTATTGATCACAAATTACCTGGTGATGCTACTAATAAGCAAGTCGTAATGGGGATTCCTGTTGTTGACAAAGCTGGTAACAAGAAAGTATTTGGTGCTTTAGCTATGTACGAAGATTGGTTAGTAGAGCAAGAATTTTCTTTATACAAGAATAAATTCTTAATGTACGGTAAGACTAACAGAACTGCTGATGGTCAGTACCATAACAAAGATGTTTCTGGACGTAGCATCAAGATTGGATCTGGTATCCGTGAGCAAATGGAGCAGTCTAATACTTACTTCTACAATGAGTTCTCTATTGAGTTACTTGAAGAAATCCTTTTCGGATTGTCAGAAGGAAAATTAGGATTTGACCAACGTACATTTATTTTACGTACTGGTGAGCGTGGTGCTGCAGAATTTCACAAAGCTGTATTGCAAACAACTTCAGGTTGGTCTGCAAACATGAGTACTCCAGGTACTAATCCAGCAACTGTGAAGTCTACAAGTTCTGAATTACATAGTAATGCTATGAGTGCTGGTTTCCAATTCGTAGAGTATTTAGCTCCGAATGGTGTATCAGTTAAGTTAGAAGTAGATGATTTCTACGATGATAAGATCCGTAACACAATCAAGATCCCTGGATCTAACGGTGTAGCTGAATCTTACAGATTCGATATCTTTTACATGGGTACAATGGAAAATCCAAACATCCAAAAAGTACAAGTAAAAGGAAAAGAAGAGTACAGAGGTTACCAATATGGTTTCAGAAATCCTTTCACAGGAGCTGTAAACAACGGTAACATGGGAACTCTTGAAGATTCTGGGACAATTACAAAATGGTGCCAATTAGGTGTTGTTGTGTATGATGCTAGTAGAACTGCTTCAATTATCCCTTACGTATTAGCGTAACATAAAAACTTATACTCCTCGGTTGTTCGCTGGGGAGTGTATTTTAAATAAAGGTTTTAGGATGGTGAGCCGTTAATCACCTCAAAAATAAGGAAGGAAGAATCATAAAAAAGTATAAAATGGCATTAGCTAAAAAAGCAACTAAGGTTGCATCAGAAGAAAAAGTAGAAGCAGTAAGAACTGATTTCTTAACAGATGAGATTGTATCAGTAAAATATATTTCAAAAGAAACAAATGGCATCACAGATGTTAAACATGTTGCTTTTGGAGGTTTGTTAAACGGGGCATTGATTGCAATTCCTGCACCAACAATGGATAACGGGAAGATGAAGAATCTTCTTACTAATGTTGAAAAAGCTGGATTAGAGCATATTCTTAAGGGCGTTGATTTGTCTATCTATGGTTCTTTCTGGAAAGAAGGAGGTGGTGCATACACTATGGGGATCCTGCCAATCTATTTGGGGAAGGATGAAACAAGGTTAAACAAATCGGATCCTTATGACTATATCAAGTTAAAGGTTCTAATAGCTTCTCCAATTGTTGCTAACACTCTTGATGAGGTTAGACATAGAGCTACCAATAGATTTGTATTAACATCTGTTTCAGAAGTTATGGCAAAAGAGATTAATAAAGTTGGAAACAAAGTACAAGCATATAAGTTGTATGTTAAGTATGAAGACGATAAAGATGTCTTAAGGTACGCGTTGAGAAACTTAGGTAGAAATACTAATAGAAATCATAAGCTTGATTTCTTGCAATCTGAATTACACAAGGAACTTGAGAAAAACCCAAGTTTACTTTGTTCTATAATGGGTGACGAGTATTTAAAAACAAAAGTATTGTTAGAGTCTTGTCATGAATTTGGAGCTATTAACAAAGTAGAAAAAAAGTTTTACACTTTAAGTGACGAGCCTATTTCTGATGGAGATACTCCATACCTCGAAACTGCTGCTAAATATTTAGCATCTAACTTAGGTCAAGAAATGAGATTGGCATTAGAAGCAAAGCTTAAAAATATAGGATAATATGACTGCATTAGAGTTTAAAGAAGAGTTCAATTTGAGATACAACAATGCTCTTGAAGGAGCACCCGGATTAGATACTTTTGAAATTAGCTCTTACTTAACAGTTGCTCAAGAGCAATTTGTTAAATTAAATTATGATGCATCAAAAGATCCAACTAGTTCTTTTGAGAAGATTGAAAGATCTCGAAGAGTATTAAATGAATTAGTTAATAATGAAAAGATCACTATACCAATTCTTTCAGATAGAGGATTGGTTAGTGAATCTAAATTTTACGAATTGTCGAATAGTGCAATGTATATTGTAATGGAGACAATATTAGTGGGAAGTAAAAATATAAAAGTAATACCAATAACTCACGACGAGTTTTTGTTGGGATACGATAATCCATTCAGGAAGCCTAATAAAAATAAGGCATGGCGTATGGATTTATCAAAAGAAAATTCTAAGACAACGGTTGAATTAATTTCTACGGAAACAATTACATCATACAATGTCCGATATATTTCTTATCCTTCTCCAATTATTATTGGGGATCTGACAACATCTCTAGATGTAGCTGGGTTGAATTTAACAATAGAAGGTGCTACTGCAATTGCCACATGTAAATTAGCTCCTTTAACGCATAGGGAGATCATAAACATAGCAGTTGAGAATGCAGTTTTAGATTACAGAGAGAGTTCTTTAGAAAAAAGAATAAAGCTAGATTCAAGAGTTTAGAATAAAATATTAGGATTATTGATACAAGTCCTATATATTTGAAGAAAGTATCATAAATATTTACTAATTAAAAACAATTATTATTATGGGATTAGCTGGTCAAAACCAAGTTAGACACATGCACGTAGGTCAAGCACCTGAAGCAACAGTTACATCTTTAGCAACATTAAAGTCTGCTGGAGTTGCTAACGATGCAGTACTATTAGGTAAGGACGGTTCTGCCGTTTCTGCCGGAGGAGACTTCAAACTATTTTTAAAGGATGCGTTAGGGAACATAATCTCTAGTGATACCATTAAAGCTAAAAATGTAACACATGTAACATCTGTACCTTACACTGCTGCTGTAAACAAAGCAGTAACAATATCAGGACTTACAGTTGATGTAAACAGTTTATATACTGTAAAAATTGAGATTGACCAACACGGTTCTTTATCTCAAGAAGACACTTACCTCAAGCAGGGGTATTTTAAAGCATCTGCAGGTAATGATGCTGAAGCTATTGTTGACGGATTAATTTCGTCTTTAAATCGTAATTTTTCTCGTGAATCAAATGCATCAGCAACTAGTAACCCTTACTTTTCTTTTGAAAAAACAGGAACTGGAGCAGGAGCTGCTTTAGTTGTTACTGGTAAAACTCAAGGAGATCAATTTGACGGAAACAAACACATTAAGACTGTGGATTCTTTTACTGTTGATATTTCTTGTACAACTTACCCTACCGTTACTGTTACTTCTTTAGCAAGTGCTGGTAAAGGAACTGGATATCAAGTTGTGGAAATGGAATATTTCTTACTTGGAGAAAGAGGAGATTCAATGAGAGAGAATGGATACCCATTCAACATTGCTGGACCGGATTTAGTTGCTCTTAAAACAGGAACTTATGACTTAATTGAAATTAGTTATTTTGATGAAGGAAGAGATGAAGCTAAGAAATCTAAAAAAGGATTAACTTTTGCTTTACCAACTGCTTCAATTCCAAATGCTAACGTAAATGGAGTTATTGCTGATCTTAATACTATTTTAGGTGCAGGTTCTGTAGCTACTATTAAGGCTTCGTAAGTAAGATTAACTTATAACAAACCAAAGGGACTGGATATTTATTCCCAGTCCCTTTTTTCATTAATTAAATTCAAACAAAATAATGGCTATTAGCGTAATAAAATTTATAGTATCTAATGACCTTTCTACCATTGACTTAAAAGTCGAAGTAAATGCTGGGGAGACTGTAACTCAGATGCTTTTATGGGATGAAAAATCTTATAGAGATCCTAGTAAATCTGTAGATTTAACTAGCTTACTAAGTGGTTCAACAAACATTGAAGACTTATCAATAACCACATCATCAGCAAATTTAAGTTCTTTTACCGGAATGTACTTTGTTCAAATAATTACAAGTGACTCTGAAGCTTCAGTAGTTGCTACATTTAACTTAACACAATATTTTACAGTACAAGCTAAACTAATTGCAAACATAGATTTATCTTGCTTAAGCTGTAATAGTAATTTTCAAAACGCATTGTTATTTGACATGTATTTAGAGGCAACAAAACAAGCACTTCTTGTTGGAAGGTATCAAGATGCAATTGAAAATTTATCTAAATTAATTATAACGATTGACACTTCTAATTGTGATTCATGTTCAGATATAGATCCACTAGTTTCTACAGCAGGGAACATTGTATCCGTAGGTGTAATTGATTGCTTAATAACTCAAGTATAATGGAAAGTAAGAACGCAAAAATATACGTATCATCAGTTGCAAAAATATCTAAAAAACTACAATATTATGGCGATATAAATATAGAGAATATTAGTTTGTTAAAATTAATATACAAATACGCGTGCTTCTCTTCTACATACTCTCAATTACAAAGACTAGACAAGATGGTTGCTTATCTACAAAGAGTTGACCCAGATATATGTATGGAGATGCAATCAGTAAGTGGTATTGAATATACAAGTCCAATAGGAGTAGTTGCAATTGGTGTTGAAGGAAACACTGCACCAGTGATTACAGCCTCGGCAGTAACTCTAGCGGACCCAAACAGTGAATACACTTTTAGTTATTCAGATTTATTTTCTGGATATTCAGATGATGCAGGCGGAGTTGTTAGTAGTGTTGTGTTTAGCACATTGCCTTCTAATGGAACTTTATTTAATGATGGAGTTGCAGTAGTTGCAGGGGAATTAATAAGCAGCGTAGGTGTACTTACCTATGTAAGAAATAGTGATAGTGCTTACAATACTTCATTTAACTACTACGTGTATGATAATAATGCTCAATTGCCACTAGCTTCAAACACAGTTGCTTGTAGCGTAACAGTCGAAGCAATAACAATATTTAATGCACCGCCAACAGTGGGAGATAGAGCACAATATTCAGGAAACAGAACAACAACAGTATTTAATTTATCTGATTTTACATCACAAGCAATTGCACCATATTTTGATCCAGAAGGAAATGATCTTGATGCAATTAGAATTGATGAAGTTTCTGACGCTAATACTGGAGTTTACTACTACTTAGGAAGCGAAGTTGTTATTGGTCAGATTATAACTGCAGCAGAATTAAATCAAGGTGCTTTTTATCACGAAGCTCCAGATAATAATGCAACTACAACTGATTCATTTAACGCTAGTGTTAGAGATAATGTTAACATGACATGGGTGTCATAATATAAAATAAAAGAATGTTATATACAGTAACGAATACAGGATTACAAAATGGAAGACCAACTTCCATAGGAAGAAACTTTATAAGTATTGATTCAGGTACTTCCTATCAATATAGTTTAGCTGACTTTACAACAGGAACTGAGCCTCAATACTCGGACCCAGAAGGAGATGCATTAGCATACATTAAGATTTTAAGTCTTCCCGCCACGGGAGGGCTTTATCTAAACGGAGTCTCGGTAAATATAAATGATGTAATTGACGCAGGTAATGTTAGTACAGGAAATTTTGTTTATCAATCAATTGCAGGACCTTACGTGTCTGCTTATTCTTTTGACCTCGCAGACGTTGGGTCTAACTCATTGAGTGGATTGGGAGCAGGATATATGTCAATGAATGTGACTTCTGTTAAGAATCTACCTCCTAGTCAAATTGGAGATCTGTCTATACTGGTAAGTTATGGAGATACAGTAACGTTTACTCCGGAATCATTTACTAGCTATACAACTCCTGTTTATTTGGATCCTGAAGGAGACGCTCCTTCTAGATTGAAAATACTTGATTTACCTGCAAGTGGTTTATTAGTATTTAATGGAACTAATGTTGTTGCTAATCAGATAATTGATTTTACTGAAATTGCTCTAGAGTATTTAGTTTACTATCCTGATGCATCAATAACAACATTTCAATCTTTAGAATTTAACTTTGCTGTATCCGATGCTGGAAGCGGTTCATTTTCACAATAATTATGGGAAAAATAACATTATTTGTAAGTGAAGAATTAAGTGGATTTGGTCCAGGAGATTCAACTTCTGAAACAACAGTTAATTCTGATTCGAGATGTTCTGTAAATTACTCATTTAGTGCAAAAACATCGAGCACTTGCTGGGTTGATTTTGTATTTGATTTAGCTCCAGGAACTAATTACAGTATGACTCCTTCTACTGTTACGGGAGGAGAGGTTCTGACTAATGGTATAAAAGCTTGGAATCTATTGATAAATGGATTTGTTTCACAAAACCAATCTCAGAACATACTACAAAGCACAGTAACTATTAACTTGTATGATTCAGAAGGAGGTACCTTAATTGAATCTAAATCAATAACAAGATTACATACTAATCTTACTTGCGAATAGTATATCATCATTATGTGATGTATTTATTTGGCTAATTATGATATTTAATATATCTTTGAGAATAATATTAATATAAAATTGTTTATGAGTAGTAGTACAAAAGTTATTAAGAAATTTTTATTAAGTAAAAAAGGATACCTAAAAAAAGGTAACTTAAAAATACAGCAAGCACTTTTAAGAGATTATTCTAAAGTATTTTATATACACGATATAAGGGACGTTAAGAAAGAAGTTAAAAAAGAATTAAAAAACAAAAGCAAAGTTAGTATTGCTGAAGACTTTAGAGATCATGTTAATGAAAATATAAAGAAACTATCAGCAACACCATTTGCACCAACATTGTCAAGAAGAAAAGAACCTAGATCTGGAAAAGTACCAGCAATAAAAGATCAAGTTGGAATGCATATTTTACTAGGATGTAATCATGTGCCATTTCATAATCAAAAATTGCATGCGGGAATAAGAAATATGATGAAAGATCATCAGGATAAGATCAAGGGATTCCATTTAATGGGAGATTTTGCAGACATCAACACTTTGTCTTCACATGACAAAGGAAGGTTCACTGCTGTACCTGGATTAACCTTAGATCAAGAATATGATATTTGTAATGAAGAGTTGGATTTATTTGAAAGTGTAATTCCAAAAGGTACTTGGAAAACTTACATGTATGGTAATCATGAAGACAGACACAATAGATGGATGTCTAACATGGATAATGCAAAGACTCCGCTTCTATCTCCAATGGACGGAATGCAATTAGAGGGTAGAGGGTATCACGTAAAAAATAAGTGGTCACAAGACTTCTTTACACTCGGGACCAACTTTCAAATATTTCATGGGATCTACTTCAGTATTCATAATGCTAAAGCACACATTGACAAATTAAGATCATCATGTGCTTATGTTCATACACATAGAATACAGAATTACAGAGAAGGAGAAATGGCAGCATTCAATATTGGATCTTGTGCAGACTTCACTACATCAGCATTTAATTACGCTACTCGACCAATGAAATCACAATGGGCAAATGGATTTGCTATTAATATGATTGATGAATTAGGTAGATCTAATGTATCTCAGATATATGTAAATCCAGATGGTAGTTTCTGGTACGGAGGAATATTATACTAAATAAAAAACAATGACAAAAAAAGAACTTATATATACAGTTTTTGAGAAGCTTAATATCCTTAGTGATGATTCACGCATCACTGGGGAATTAATTAGTTCCTTGATTGACACCAAAAGATCAATGTTGTTAAAGCAACAATATGCTAAGAACTCTTGGCACATGCCAATTGAGATTAAGCAGGAACTATGCATGGATTTAGAGATTGTGGATAGAATCGAAGGATACCCATGTGCTGGTAAGATGGTTGCTACAAAACTTACATTACCTAGATCTATTAAGATAAAAGGTAAAGAAGGTCCTCTAACTGTAAGAAAAGCTGATAGTGGAGTGATAGCGCTAAGCATCGTTGCAATTGAAAGAGTTCCTTATTTGTTTGAAAACAAATTCACGCAGCACTTAACATATTGTGCAGTTGATTTTAGTGGCAAACTATACCTCATAAGTAAAGATGGAAAACACAAGTTTTTAAAAAGCATCAAGGTGACTGACATATTTGAGAGCCCAGATGATGCTAGGCTATTAACTTGCAACTTAGATCCTACTATGGATGCATGGGATGATGACTATCCAATTGAATCAGCAATGGCTGATGTTGTTATTGATTTAATAACAAAGGAGCTAACAAGGCCATTAAGTATGCCTGTTGATAATAAAAATGATTCTACAGATGATAGAGGATAAAAGAAATCACAGAGTAAAAACTGATTTTGGAAATGGAGATTATTATAGACACTTCATAAAGAAACATAAAATGACTCATATATCTAGGGTTAAGTTTGGTGAAATACTCAGAGAGTTCAATGGCCACGTTAGAGACAGAATATCTACAAAAGGTGCAGAGTATATTATTCCAAATAAGATAGGAAAAATTGAGCTGAGAAAAATTAAAACTGAAGTTAAGATTGATGAGGACGGAAATATCTTAAACAATCTTCCTACTAATTGGAAAGCAACAAGAGAGTTGTGGGCTACAAATCCAAGGGCAAAAGAAAAAAAGATTAAAATTAGATACACTAATGAGCATACTGATGGTCACACTTTCAGAATTTTCTACAGAACATCTAAAGCTAACTACAAAAACAAAAGCATATACAAAATGCAATTTAATAGAGGTATGAAGCGTCAGCTTTCTTTATCTATATTTGCTGGACGTATTGATGCGTTTCTAAAATAAACAACATGGCAAGCACAGGAAATTTAGTCAGTATCAAGATGATAGCTGATAGACTTATGAGAAATCCTTTAATGAAGGATCTTAATTATGAATTTATAGTTGACAATGCAATACAGGTTTTAAGAATACTGGAGGCACCATCTATATTTATAAACAGAAGAGAGTCTTTGAACGTAGTAAATTACAGAGCCCTCAAGCCTGTTGATATGATTAAGGTAGAAGGCATAGCTAGAACTGACAGTGGAAGAGTAACTCCATTACAGACTAGTGAAGATATTTCTCAAGATTTCTTTTCTGGGGGAGGAAGCAAAAAGCCATCTCGGGCTGATAAAACTTATTCATTAAACAGTAAGTATATAAACTTAAACTTTGAGACAGGTACCATAGAAATCATTTACAAAGCCATAGCGGTAGATGAAGAATGCTATCCATTAGTATTAGACAACGAGGTTTTACTAAGATGTGTAGAGAGCTACATAAAATGGAAATACTTTGATATTTTAAATGACATGGACATGGTCTCTGATAGAAAGCTAAATAAAGCTGAAGTAGACTATTGTTTTAATGTTGCTCAAGCAGACTCTAATTTAAAGCTACCAAGCATAGATGAAATGGAAACCATAGTTAACACTATAACGCAATTACTTCCAAGTAAGAATGAGTTTGCAAGTAGGTTTGAATTTTTAGGTGCTCAGGAGAAAATGAAAATACACTAATAGCAATGATAAAAAAACTTACAACTCCTTATAGAGGAATGTCAAAAGGAACGTCGAGTGATATCCAGACGGATAAATATTTTGACGCCAGGAATATAAGAATAATTGAAACAGATCAAAAAAGTTCTTTTGCATTGACTAATGAGGATGGGAATGAATTAATTTTTTCTATCCCTTCTCCAGTTGTTAATACAACAACTACATCCATAGATTATACTTTATCAGGAAACGCTAAGTCATTGAACTATGTTACTACCTCTAGTGTTATACCTAGATGTGATATTGAGTCTCAGTATGTTTTATCTACAAACCCAACAGTGGTTTCCACTTCTGGAGTTCAGTCAATAATTGGAACAAAAGCTTTAAGAGATTCTGCAATAATAGTTACTACTGATAATAATGGTTTTGATTGTTTCTGGGAACTTACAAATTTGAATGAATCTAATTTTGACCTAAACTTACTTTATATGGGTAATTTAGGATTATCATCAAATTCATTAGTTCAAGTATTGTACAATTATGAAAATTCAATTATACAAAAAATATACTTTGTCGATGGAGAGCACCAATTAAGATACCTCAACATACGTCAAAGCGTTGATAACGGTGACTCTATAAATTTAATAGACGTTAGCCCTAGCTCAATAGACACGGTAAGTACATTTACATTATCTCAACCCGAAATAATAGGTGTAATAAGCGGAGGATCTCATACATCTGGAATGGTTCAGTACGCGTATGCTCCATATATACTTAACGGTGCTCAGACAACACCATCACCTTTATCAAAACTAGTTCCTATTGACAAAGGATTAGGATTAGGCGGCGGTGAAGTTAATGAAATTTTAGGGAAATCAGTTCAATTAAACATATCAAATATAGATTCTAAGTTTACTAATGTAAAAATATATTCTATAAAGTATACCTCATACAATCAAATTCCAGAAATAACAATTGTTGCCGATAAGCAAATAGATGACTTTACTTCATTAATGTTTACTGATGACGGAAGCTCTGTTGATTCAATATCTTTAGAATCTTTTATATTTCTTGGATCAAACCCAATAATACCAAAGCATATTGTAACAAAAGATAATAGATTGTTTCCTATAAATATAAAGGAACAATTATTTGATGTTCCTGATTTAGATATGAGAGCATTTTCATTTGACTCTGGATCTAATTGCAGTGTAATAAATAATGCTTATATAGATTCTAATGGCAATGCTGCGGGAAACGCCTCTAGTGTATCGGCTCCTAATTACAACTTGTTTCTTACTCACGATTCAATAAATAGCAACTATGATATTTATAAGTTTCAATCAGATGGAGTTACAAAAGGTGCTTCGGGGAAGTATGTGAAAGTAGAGTTCTTACAAACATCTTTATCGGATTCTGAATCAAAAGATTTGCAGTTCTTAAAAGATAGAGAGATTTATAGAATAGGTTTAAAGTTCTACAATAGAAGAGGACAGTCATCTGATCCAAAATGGATAATGGATATGAAGACTCCTTCAGGAAACCTAGAAGGAAACTACAATCAATTAAAAGTAACTCTTAGTTCTGATTTCTACTTATGGCTAAATGACTCTTCTAACTTTAATTCTGAAGACGACAAGCCTGTTGGATATAAAGTATTAAGAGCAGATAGAACTTTAAATGATCAGACTATTCATTCTCAAGGAATGATTAATCCAATGATTGCTAATTTTTCTAACGGCGTAAACAAAAGAACATCTTTTGCTACAAGACAAGAAGCAGTTGATTCAGAGAAATCAGACAAAATGCCTTCTATGACTCGCATGTTTGAGGATCAACCACCATTCGTACAATGTAAAGATTACTTTGAACTAGCATGGAATAATGCTAATGATTCAACATTTGAGCAGCTTAATGCAGGACCAGGACAATCATACGAAGGATTTAAAGCAAAGTCTTCAGCTGACTGGAGAGCACAGAATTTTCAGCACAATAGATTAATTCAATTTTTTAGTCCAGAAATAATATTTAGGGACGCTCAATTAGACTCAAGCTATAAGTTAAACATAGTTGGTTTGATGGAGCAGGATTATGTTGCAAACTGGGGAACTGAAACTAATCCAATAAATGCAGAGAATGCTATAGAAGCAAAGTTTATTAACGGAGTCTCAATATCTACTCCAGGAGTTACACCTCAGTTTATTACCGGAGCTCCATGGGATTTATATGATTTTAGTTTCTTTGGCCCAACCAATGGAGAAAACACCATGCAGACATCTCAAGTTTACAGACAATTTCAAGGAGCATTTAAACCAGCAACAGGTATTGTTGAACATGATATTTATGGATCTCCTGAGCTTACTCAGGAAGGTGCAGGTTTTACTCCATACAATAATGATTATAAGTTAAGATACGCTAATCATTTGAAAACAATGAGGGTAGATAGCTGGGACAGATCTGACGATGCAAGAGGAAAAGTAGCTATAACAGGATGTAATTCAATAGGAGCAAAATGCATTACATTTGCTGAAGGTTCAGATGATTCTAGCTACCCAATAGAGTCAAGAAAAAGTATAGAGCAAATGTATGGTGAAGCAAATATAACTGGAGCTGCTACTAAAGGAATCCTTATTGCAGAGTTTATTAAAGATTCATCTGCATCATATGTTGGAGGAATATATGGTGGTTTTAGTTATGAAGCTAAGAAAGGGTCCGCGTATATTGAGATTGGTACTTTTTCTGAAATAAATCAATCTGTAAATATTATTGAATCTCCCGGAGATACATTCGTTAATACGTTTACTTTTTCTAAAATAGCTAAAGATGATTTAGAAGTTAAAGTTCGTGAGTTTAATATAGTTTCAGAGATAGTTAGTTTTAGATGCGAGTCTACTGTTGATTTAAAAAATAGAGATGATTTATCTCTAGGTGTTTGGGATAATAGATGGCAGCCAAAATATGATGAGTACCAAAAATACAATACAGTGTATTCTCAACAACCAACTTTAATAAAGTCTATTGGAACTGGAGATAAGATTAAAAAAATAAAAGAGTTTGACGGAAGGCTAATGTCTTCAAAAGAAAAAATACCTGGAGAATTTATAGATAGTTGGACTGATTTCTTAGAGAATGAAAAAATGGATCTTGATGGAAAGTATGGACCAATCAACGCGGTAGTAAATATTAAAGATGAAATATTTTGCTTACAAGATACGGCGGTAGCACATATTGCTATCAATCCTAGAGTTCAAATTAATCCTCAAGATGGAGTAGCTCTTGAGCTAGGTACTGGAGGAATACTTCATGACTATGTTTACAAGAGCACTACTTTAGGTTGCTTAAATAAGTGGGGAGTTGTAACTACGGAAAATTCGTTCTACTTTGTTGATGCTATAAATAGAGGTATAATGACTTTTAACGGAGGAAGTGTTTCTAGGCTTTCTGATTTAAAAGGATTTCATCAAGAATTACTTAATACCATGGATTACGAATCATTAAGAAAAGACAATCCTGTTCTAGGTAATGGAGTTTCTGTTGGTTATAATCCGGTAAATGCAGATGTGTACTTCAGCTTTCTTCAAGATGGAGGAACTGATTTTACTTTAGGATTTAATGAAAAAATAGGACAATTTACAAGTTACTATGATTATGTTCCAGCATGGTATATCAACAAAGGGTCTGTACTTATTTCATCAAACCCAAGTAATACTGAGGTGTGGGAGCACTTCAAAGGAGTACCTAATCAATTCTACGGAGTGAGCCACAAAAGCTCTATTACGTTCCATGTAGCTCCTGAAGGAAATGAGATTATAATGAATGGAGCTAGTTACAAGATGGAGCTTGCTAATCAATCTGGCATTGAGTTACCAAACAAAGGGTTAACAGGTGTTAGAGTTTATAATGATTATCAAGACTCAGGTTTAGTTCCTTTGGTCCTAAGACAAAATGTATTTAAAAAGTTTAGAAACTGGAAATTAAATTTTCCAAGAAATGCAGGTGGTAGAGATAGAGTTAGAAGTTCTTGGGGGTTTGCTGAATTTAGTTTTAGTAATCCAGATGGAAACAAATTAATTTTACATGACATAACAATTTTTTATACACAGCACTAGTTCTGTGTGACATATAATATTGACAATTAATGTTTAATTTCATATATTTGTAAAATGCCTAATAAAGATAAAAATAATAAAAATAATCCAAAGCCTTCTAAATTTAACAAGAAGGCTTTTAAGCATGCAATAGGCATGATAGAGTCTTCTGGAGGTAAGTTCCTTGAGACTGGCATAAACCCTAATACTGGTAAGCGTTGGTCTAGTGCCGCAGGTAAATATCATTTCCTGTATAGTGCTATAAAAAATGACCCTTCAATGGATGGTGTCAGCAAAAGAGAGTTTATGAATAGACCTGAGTTACAGGAATCTATAATGGACAAAGCTCTTGACGGCTCTTTAAAGGATTACACCTATGGGGAGAAGTACGCAAGAAAACTTAAAGGTGAGTTTGGTTCAGATATGGATGTCAATGATTTAACAGCAATGGTTCATTTCATTGGTGCAGGAAATGTTCGTAAATACTTAAAAGATCCAGATAACTTCAAAGTCCCAGGAGGACAAAACATGACAGTTGATGGATATGTTAAAAAGTTTAGAGGTTACTTTGATAAAAACATGTTAGATCAAGGGTTCGTTAAAGAGCCTAAGACTTTGTTAGATCCTTCTCCAAAAAGAGAAGTGCCATCTAATATTCCTAATGAAAGAAATATACCAAGAGCTCAAGACAATACAAATGCAAACTCAATGAATGACTTAATGTCTAAGTTGAGTCAAAATGAATCTAGTTTTACAAACAAGCAAGAGTCAAACAGTTTTAAAGGAGGTGGCCAAATGAGTGCACAGTCTGGTGCAGATGCATTAGTGACTCTATTTGAAGGTGGAGGTTCACATGAAGATAATCCATTAGGAGGTATTCCTCAAGGAGTGGGTGCTAATGGCAAAACTAATCTTGTAGAAGAAGGAGAGACTAAATGGAATGATTATATTTTTTCTAATTCTTTTGATATGGGTGGTAATTTCACAGGTGAAGATGGAAAGAAATCAAATGTGTTTGCTGAAGGAGGTTCTTTGAACTCACTAATTGATCCTGTAAAGAAACCAAAAATACCAGTAGTAGAAACTACACCAGCTTTTGGACCTCAAGAAAATGAGGGATCTAAGTACCCATTACAATATACAAAGACACAATCAGCTCAGCACACTAAAGGATTAGATACTGAAGTTCACGACATAAGGGCTAACTACATGAATCAGCCAAATTCATTTTCAACTAATCAGAAAGAGGGTGTAGACTTTGATAGTCTAGCAAATACTTTCGGGGCTAAAGAGTTTTTAAAGAGATACAATGATCCTGTTACAAGAGGCAGATTAAAGGAGCAAGCTGGGTTATCTGATTACGATATAGATAATCATTTGTTAGCGGGACTTACTGCTAACTATGATAATCATAATAGTAATTCAGATGCTAAAGCAACGTATGATGAAAAGACTAATAATATTAGTGTTAGTCCTAAATTTAAAAATACTCCAGGTGTTGAAACTCATGAGAGAGCACATGCATCTAAGTTTGATCAAGCTATGGCTGGTGAACTACAAAGCGTATTAGGAAACTCATTTCATCAAGAAGGAAAAAATCACTTAGAAAATGTTAAAAGATACCTTAATCAACCACATGAAACTTATGGTAATTTCTCTGAATTTAGAGAGAAAATTGGACTTAAGCCTGGCGAGCAGATTAATGAAAAAGAATTATTAAAAAGAGTTAAAACTAATGACTTATATAACAGTAACTTTTTTATGACATTTGAAAACAAGAAAATTCTAAAAGCACTAAACACTGTTGCTTTTGAAGATAACAATCAACAAACAGAATACAAATTATCATAACATGGATATAATAGCTAAATTTAACTTACCCAATTACATCAAAGGTAAATCATTTTCTGATGCAAGTGCAAGTATTGCTAAAAGATTTGAAGATAGAAACAGCCCTGAAGACATTGCCACACTTAATGAACTTCAAGGAAGATTACAGCAAGCTCAAGAGTATGTAAAAGCTGAGCAAGAAAAAAGAAGTTCTCCTCAAGGAGAGACTCATCAAATGCCAGACGGCAGTACTATGGAAGGTGCTGAGCATGTGTCTTCCGACATGTCCCCTGATGGAGGCATGGAGCAAGCAGGACCGCTAGGTTCTGAACCTGCGAAAGAATCTAACGGGTATAATCTTGGAGGTATATTACAAATGCTTGGTAAATCAGGAGGTGCTGGTGGAGCAGCAGGCGGAGCAGATGGGGCAGCAGGAGCTTTAGGTGGAGCAGGTGGAGCTTCAGGAATGGCTGATAAACTTGGAACTGTCATGGACATGGCTAAACAAACTTTTGGTAAATCAGATATAGACACTAGCGGTAAATTTGACGCACCGGAAGTAGATTCTCAAGCAGGCGGAACAATGAAAGGTGCAATGAAAGGAATGGAAGCTGGAAAATCTTTTGGCCCATGGGGAGCTGCAATAGGAACAGCTCTAGGTGGTGTATCTGGTTTTGTGGGTTCAGGCAAAGCAATAAAAGCTGCAAATAAAGCTAGTGTTGCTTTTGATAATGCTGATCATAACAATGCTACAAACTCATACAAAAAAGGTGGTAATCTATTAGCTAACATGTACGAGATGGGTGGTAAAAAAGATTCTTCAGATACAAACTCTTATTCACATGGAGGTTTCAATGAAGAAGATAATTATTATGACGATCAAAATAAACTGAATGAAATCAATAATGAAATAGAAGACGAAAGATTATCTCAAGTTGATAGCTTTGCAAATAGTTTACCAAGTGAAGCATACAGTGTTGAATCATTTGATAAAGTTGCCGAT